ATCTCATCACCACTTGTCAATTCATTAATGGTTGATGTTAATAAATCTGATTTTGTAAACAACGGTGACATTGCAATATAAAATCTATTATAAGCACACTCTACAAACAATGGTGTATTTTTCAAATTAAAAGTACAACCATTACCATTTTCTATTGTAGAAGAATTAGGTTTGAAATTTTCAGTTAATATTTGTGATCCTGTTAATAAGTCTTCAAATTTATTTATAGCCTCAGGTACTTTCACCGTAAATACATTAGATATTGACCCCTCAGTAGTAGCCGGCGCAAAAAATGTATCACCACTTAAATCATAAAGTTGTGGTGTATTATTGGTATTTAATTCACCATCTAATTTAGATGACACAACATCTAATTGTCTAAAAATATTATTTAATTCAGTAGTGTTTTGAATTAGGTTAGTTGTGGTACCGTTTAACACGTCCAATATCGCACCTTGTCTTTGATCAACAAGAAGGTTTAGTTTGTCTTTTAATTCCCTTTTTTGTTTGTTAGTTACATTAGGATAATTTTCAAAGACTTTATAAGTAATCGGGTCACTACCGTCATCAACATCTTTTTTAACCTTCTTAATTAAATTTTCAACAAAATCTTGATATTTGTTATTTTTACCAAATAGTGTTGTTTCTTTTTTATCTTGAGTGTATTCTGAAACAACCCCTTTTGTGTATGACCTATCTCTCAAATACAATTGTAATATACCGTAATTGTAGTCAGTGTTAATCTTCTCTAATGTATCGTAGTATGTTGTTAAATAACCCCTTAAACCATCTTGTAATGATGTTAATACAGGCGCATAATCCATATCGGTCGCATTTGCAATAACCCCAACAGTACTTCCACCTTTTTTAGGTTGTATATTATTCACTTGTGCCTGTTGTTGTGTAGTTGCAGGTGGTAATCCTCCTGTTATTTTTTCAACAATATATTGATCTAATTTACTCGTATCTTCGGTAGGTGTCGCTCTTTCATCATAAATCTCAGTATTAGCGTAGTAATTAAATGAAAGCGCATTTTGTAATTCCTGTACGGGTTCTTTAATACCCATACCTCCAATTATGTTAAAACTTAAACTTATCTTAGCCAACATTGGTTGTACCCCAATACCTTCTGGATTCATATCCAACGTTAATGGATCATAAGTAATACCTAAACTTGTTGGTACTATTTTAGTATTATAGAAGTCACCAACCCTTAACACTAATATTGGTGGTGCTCCGAATGACGTATTTAATGCGTCATTGTATTTTGGTCTCCCATCAGGACCGATAATAGGTATTGTTTGACCTGGTCTCGTACACTGTTGTAAGAATGTTAATCTAGCATTCAAACCTTCAGGTGTCATCGAGTGGAAAGCCGGACTAAAGAATTTTATCTTATCTTTAATCGTATCGTAAATCATAGGATCCGTTTCTTTAATAACTTGGAAATAATCACATTCCGTAAATAAGTTTCTTAAAATCTTCTTGGATATACCTTCTTTGATTTTTTGTTCTATCGTTATTTTTGGTTCAGGTTTAACACTTTGGGTTGTCGATGTAAGTATGTTTTGTGGGTTTGGTGTTTCATCACCATCTGTTTCCGGTATATCATTAGGTTTATCCTCAACCTTTTCAGGTGGTATCGTTGCGACGATTTTTTGAATTGAAACTCGTCTACAAGCCATTGCAGGAATACTATACCATTGAGCTTCATTTGGTGTGGTTTGATCAGGAATAACTTGCCCCTGAGCGTTTAATGCGACGATGTCATCAGTACAATTAACTTGAGCGGATAAAATACTACCACCTGTTGATGTAGTAACAGACACATCGGTAGGATCCGCAGTTGCATCAGCTTCTTTTTGTGTTTTAGGTATCACCAATTGTTCACCCGAACCTTTAAAGGTCATGGTAAACTTTTGGGAGTCAGCATATTTTTGTATAGTATCTCCGTTAGATAATTTATATTCTAACATCCATTTTTTAACAGAGTCGTTTCTTCTTTCGGATAGTTTTTGATTATATGAAACTTTTGCAGGTGCCGATGCGGATCCAATCATATCAATTGTGATTGATCCCCCTTTTAATAAAATTTCATCAATTTCTTTCATCAACCCACTTTGTATGTAATTAAAGTTTCCTGTAATCACATCACTAAAAAACTGAGGAATTCCACCCTTTTGGAACTGTTGTCCTCCTGATGATACGGTTGCCGGTGCCTCTGTTTGATATGTCGTATTTTCTAATGCAATATAAGAATTGTAGTAAACGTTAAACGGTGACGCGGCTACTGACCCAGGATTTCCTTTTGGGATATCATTTTCAAAATAGAATCCATATCCAACATATTTGTTAAGATCAACGTCAGTTGGTTTTGTGTTTTCCGCAGTTTGAGTACCGGTTCCGGTAGTACCAGGATTACCATTGGCACCGGTTGATTTGTTTGGTTGATCGGTACCTTGTTCTTGAGGAATACTTTCGAATACTTGTATTTGTTCTTCTGTTGTTAATCTTGGGTTGTTTAATATTTGTTGGTACGTAAATAAATCCTTTGTTGGTATCATATTAAATTTGATAGCCAAATCATATAAATCATATTTAGTACATCCCGCAAAGAAAGAGTCAACAACACTTTGAACTCGGTCTTTTGATACTCCGTTCATTTGTTTTTCAATGATTGTATTTAACATTGCAGGATTATCAACAATAATCGTCCAACTTAATTGACCTGTTCTACTCGTATTTTTATAGGTATAGATTGGTTCAGGTCTACCCATAAAGAAAGTGGAGTTAAAGTCTGGTTTTGAGTCATCAGAGAATTTTAAATCATAAGGTGGAAACCACATAATTCTACCACCATTAGGTCCTTTTTCACATACAGGTAAATCATCATAAGTATAACCCGGTCTGTCTGAAGTTCTCCAAGCTAAATTCTCAATAGAGAACATATACTTCTTAACCTTTCCATCAACAATGTTAGTTGATCCAGGGTTTCTTAATGGTGCAATGTTTAGGTTGTATGTATTATCTAAAATTGAATAATCTACTCTTCTACCTGATGTTGTAATACCGTCAGATTTTTGTAAGTCAGCATAGGTATAATATGGAGTATCTTTTTGGAATACTCGACAATATTCAAGTCCAGCTTGTGTTCCATCTGCTTGATTAACATACGACAGAACCATAGACCCTTTGGTCATTTCTTTATACCCGTCATTGAATACTTTCGATACTTGGTTGATCGCATTACCAACATGTTTTAATCTTGCTTGACCTTGCACTTGATCCGCTGAATCTACTAATCTTTGTGTTTCATAAAGAATAGACCCCGGTCTAAATGGAATATCTATTGATTGATATCTTAAATAGTCGGCAGATATCTGATTAAAATCATCATCTAAACTACCCGCACCACCACCTTTAGTTGCCCTAAATCCGGCATTATCTTTATATTTAGGTGATGTCCAAATTAATTGACCTGACGTACCACCACCATCACTATACGCTCTACCTTTTAAACCAAAATTAATCGACTCTTCATTTCCTTCATATAAAATACCAAGAGCGTCAGGTCCATATACGATACTTTGTTGTTGAACTCCGAACTGATTAACGGGTAATTGGTTTGGTGGTCCGTCAATTTGTGCTGGTTCTGAAGTTTCACTACCAACATAATACCCTGAAGATTGTTGTTTATCTTGATTAAATAATCTATTAACCGCAGCAGATGCTCCAGCTATTAAACCACCAATAATACCACGATTGTACGCCGGTCTATAAAGGTTATAATCTAATGATGAAAACAAAGCCGATCTTTGTCCATTACCTGTATTTGCAACAAAAACCTCAGAAGGATTTCTATACTTATTTAGTATAGGTGCTAATAATCCACCTGTTAGATTGTTTGCAACTCCAAGTGCCGCTTCCGCTTGTGGTCCATTTATCGGATTATCATCATCAAAGTAATCACCAGGAATAAATGAAACGGGGAAGTATGTACCTGATAATCTGTTTGCCAAAGATACGGTTGCTAAAACAGGATTTTCGGGAACTGTAATTTTCCAATTTCTAATAAAGAATGGTTGTTGTCCTGTCGCTAATAAACTCGCAGAAAAAGGATCACTAATAGTATCAAGGTTTATTACCCCAACAGTTGCCTGTTCTAATTCTTGAGCAACTCTTTCGTTAAATGCAAATTTTAATTGTGATGCACCAATTTTAGCTAAGAAACTATCCGAAGATAAAGGTCCGTTTGAACCTAATGGGTCGTCTTGGAATACAATATTGAATGTTGGGTATGATGAATAACTATAATATCCAGGATCCCAATATGGTTGATATATATTACCCGCATTCTGTATATCGGTAATAATAACTAAATCTTTATAACCACCGCTAGGTCCCCACTTATTAGTCACATATGCGGACTCAATAAAGAATTCGTTAATAACATCTAAAACAGTATCATTTGGATCGTAAGGTCCTTGATTTGTACCTTCGGGGTTGTTTGTCGAAGCAACTGAATTAATCCCTATAGGGTTACTAAATCCACCTTCAGGTCCGTATTCATTCAAAGGATATAAATCCTGAGCAAATAAATTTGTTGATACGTAATTGTTTGGTGAGTCGATAACATTATTAACAGAAAGCACCGTTTCATAATCAACAGGGTTACCAGGTGATGTGTAGGTTCCAGGAACATTATATGGTGTTAAGTTTTTAACTAATAATTGTTTCCTAAAAGCTGCAGAATTACCAAACGATAAAAAACTTTCAGACATATTGTTTTATTTTATAAATAGAGGTTTGGTATATTTTTTATCACCATTATTTGTTTTTAGATCCTGTGGTAGCGCTTGGTTGATTCCCTCCCGCAAGTTGACCATTTATTGCACTTGAAAATTCAGGTTTCGCAAAAGATTCTTTTACAACAGTCTCAATCTGTGTTGCATTCATACTTCTTGTATTCTCATCGCCAGTTATATTTACATTAACATTGATTTCAGATTTAGTTTCAACTTTTTGTGGTTGCATATAGGCTTCCTTAAATCTATTTGAAATGTCTGTCATTGTGGTTGTTAAGAAGTTTTGGGCACTTGCAGTAACTTTTGCCTCCGTATCAATCAACGCTTGTAAAAAATCTTTTTCGGCAGCCTGTTGTCTCCCTTTATCACCGGAAATTCCACCAACAATGTAATCCTCCATTGGTTGTGCTATTGACCCATATCCTGATCTAATATCTTTAGTGGTTGCCTGTTTTTCCAAGTTTCTTGTAACATCAACTTGAGCACCCATTATGGATGTGTATAATTTTTCCAAAGGTTCTGCGGTCGCTTTACCATATTCAACTGTTTTAATATAACCAGCAGTGTTATATTCAATTTGTTTTGATATACTCAATTGTTCTCTAGCAACCTCTTCTATTGTCATACTATCTTCTTCTTGAGTTTTTTTCAAACTTTCAATATCAGATGCGGTAAGTTGATCTACTTGTGTCAATTTAACCTCACCCGTTTGTTCATTCTTAACATTAATAACAGCTTTACCATCCTTTAACTGAGCCATACCAGCAATCATCTCTTTTGTTTCATCGTCTGTCGCTAAAGAAGGGAATTGAATTTGTTTCATCTTCATGTCGAAATCAGCCGCTTTAATTGACATTGATGCTAATTCTTCAGCAGGTATTCCCATTTCTTTTGCTATTTCTCTCAACCTTCTTTTAGAACCCGGCATAATTTCAAATTTACCATTTGATTCATTAAATTTGGTAAATTCTTTAGTTACGTTAATAATTTCTTTTTGTAATCCTTCAGGATCATTTGCCGCCAAATCCATCGCTCTTAACGGATCTAATAATCCACTTGCGGTAACACCCAATCTTTGTAGTCCCGCAGCCATTTCAATAGCACCTTCAGGGTTGTATATTTTTTCTGAAAAATCAAAAACGGTTTGCATACTAATACCCATACGTTCTGAAGTTGCAGCCATCTTAGCAAGACCTTTAATTCCGTTATCAAAATTGTATAGATTCATCTTACTTAAATTTCCAACTACTTTTTCGGAAACTCCAGCAACAGATACCCCAACACTACGTGCGTAATCAGTAACCTCTTTCATTTGATCACCAACATCATATACGGATACACCAACTTCCCTAAAATTATCCGCTAATTTACCGATATCAACTCTCGATATTGAGGCAGCGGCGGATAATTCAGTAATTGCCTCAGTACCTAAGGTTGCAGAACTTCCCATACTATCCATAACTTTCGCCATGTTCGTTAACGCTTCTTCTTCGGTTATCCCCATTTTAATTAATTCGGGAACAGTATCCGCAATACTTTGTTTGAATCCGTCTATACTACCTTTTGTTGTACCAAACTCCCTTTGGAGTTGAGTTGCTCTTTCGTCTAAATTTTCAAAAGCGGACAGATTAGTTGGGTCGGCAGCATTTGCTAAATCTTTTAATGCTCCCTCAACAGAATTACTAAATTTTTTCATATCCAAAGTCCACTGACCTAAATACGCACCTTGATCATCAACCGTTCTTTTGGTATTTGTTGCGAATCGACTTGATTGGTCATTTAGTTTTTGATACGACTCGACTTGTTTTTTAAGTTCTTCATTTTGTTTTTTAAGTTCTTCCTCGGTCATTATACTTTTTTAGATAAATATTTAATTATTGGTTTTGGTCTCTTCAATATGTTTTTGGATCAAATATTTACGTACATATGTGGGCATATTCATAAACTCAGAGTACTGTGTTCTGAATATTCTTGAGAAATAATAAAACTCGTCTAATATAACGGTCTTATACTGATAAGAAAGGCCGAAAAAATTCCACCCCAAAAGTGATATCAACTACCACTTTTTCTCCTGACGGGGCTATAACTTCTTTTGATAGGTCTAATCTTGGTTCATTGTTCAAGATAAATCTTCTAATAAATTTAGAATCAGAAATAGGCATTTGTTCAACAAAGACACTGATTTTATTTCTATCTTCATCACCATCAATTGCTACAATGTGTTTTAACAATTTAGTTGTAACAACAGGTGCCGTTCTTTCAGAAGGATATGATTTAATTATTTTATCTATTTCAATTTTGTCTGAAATAGTTAATAGTTTTAAGGTAACCGTTTTTTTCGTAACAGGTAGAACGGTTTGGAAATATCCGTTTTCATCGGGTTCTACCTCTGTTTTTTTATAATTTAATTCATCAAGTAAAATGGAAGCATTAAATCTTTCCTCCGTTTCGGGATCTGTTGATGAAACTCTATACTCAGGACCAAAAGATGTGTTACGTAAAAAAAGTAAAACAGCTTCGATATCACCATCCAAAAGTTCTTCAGGTCTAATATCTCTTTCATAAATTTTATTTCTTAACAAAGGAAGAATAATCCCCTCATTAACATTTTTTCTATAATCAATTTCAGCCAAGACATTTTCATCTGCGGCAGTTAAATAACCAACTTTAATTGATTTCTTTTTTGATTTGTAAAACTTACCTTGTGTTGGTAATTGGATCACATCGTGAGGTAAATTAAAACTCTCTTGTCCAGCTGTATATATATCTTGTTCCATAAACTATCTTTTATTATTAAAAATAAAAAAAGACCGTAACTAGTAAAGTATACGGTCTAATATAATTTGTATGTAATTTTTCTTAGTAAACCAAGATACAACGGTCCATTCTCATGTTTGTGGTTATTTTCGCCAGTCCGTCACTTGAATAAGATAAAGATCCTCCATCATATCCTGTTAAGTATGTACCTTCTAAAATCCATTTCTCAACGACAACTCCTGTTGGATCTAACATTTCAAGGTCAACATTTTTTTTATAACCCGCAGCATAACCCATACGTCCTGTAACTGACTCAGCGCACAGTCTAATCCATTCCATAACCGCTTGTGATGCTGAAGGACCAATCGGGTCACGGAAAGTCACAGGAAGTTCTTGCCATGTAAATCTACCTGCAACATATGTTGAGGTGTTTAGGAATTGAATCTCTGTTGAACCAATTTGTAGTTTCGGTCTAGAGGTCGTCTCAACGTACCACTCATTAATACCAAGTGAAGATGGGAATCTCAAGATCCATCGGTTTTCCCTTTTCGGTTCGTAAGGGATCGGCATTTTCATTAACAAATCAGCCATATCTTATTTTTTAAATTTTTCTTTTATTTTTATTATAAATAGTGTGAAATAAAAATTTTTCTATTTACTTCAATTATTTTTTAAATTATATCTCTACTAGACCCAGTTAAATTAATATTTAGTTTTCTTTCCTCCTCCAGTATGATAGATTTCTAAACCAGATTCATCATCAAAATGTTTCTTCATTGCTTGAACATTCCTTAAGTCATCATCTGAAAAACCAATATAAGGAACAAAATAATTGCTAATCTTATTTTTCATAAATGCCTTTTCTTGTAATTGTCTAGAAAGGTTTTGAACGTAGGTCATAAATTCTTTCATAGCATCTACTTTTAATTGTTCAGGGTTGGCAGCCGAACCTTGACCGAAACTTACAGGGTGATATCTATTCATATCTAAATAAGATCGTACTAGTTCATCGTCAGACAAATCTTCCTCATCAGCCAATTCTCTATACTTTTTTAAGTTTTTAACCAATTCTTTTTCACTAATACCGTGTTTGTTTTTCTTAATAAGATTATAAACAGCATTTTTAAGAATGGTTGGGGTGTGTCCCCTTGCTGTAATGATTGAAAAGACCGACCCGTTATTAACCGCCTCAACAAAATCGTCCCATGCCGGTCCTGTAGGTGCTTTCATTGCATCTCTTAAGAAACCTTCATCTCCAGGTACATTGAAGTCTCTGAACGGATTTTCATCAAAACCAACTATAGTGTGTCCCTCATAATCAAAAGGTTCTTTCCCGATCTCAGTTCTGTATTCTGCAAAATCTTCTGTGGACATACCAACAACTTTACCCTTATCGTCTTTAGTATAAATCTTTGTTGGCATATACATAAGGTTATCGTCCCAATCAAAAGCATAATACTTCATCGTAGGTTTCATTTGATCGTGAATGATCTCCGAAATAATCTGTTTAACAACTTTTTTGTAATTCATATAAATAAATATCACTATAAATAAAAAAAGGGGAAACTTTCGTCCCCCCTTTTCATATGAATATAAACCAACTTATATATTCTCAAACGATGCTCCTGTCGGAGTAATGTAGAATGTGATGTCGATGAATTCAAGTGATCTTGTAGGTTTGATATAAATCTTACCTGTCAATTGGTTTCTATCAATATCTTCAGGATCGTTGGATACCGTAACTCTAAAGTCATATAAACCTCGATCTCTTCTGATTGCATCTAAGATTGGATTAACCGCGTTTAAGAAATCTTGTCTTACTTGTGCGTCGTTTTGTTCAAACAATAATCTTACAGATACTGCTGATATCAATTTACGAGCTTGTAGTAACAATCTTCTTACGTTAATTCTGTCAAGAGCAGATTCTCTAACTTGTAAAGTTTTGTTACCCCAAATTACCGTACCTACATCAGAGAAGGTTGCAATTGGGTTAATTCTACCTATGTAAAGAATGTCTCTATCTTCTTGAGTTAACTTCTTACGAGCTTTAATACAATTAACAATACCACGAGTGTAACCCGCCGCCGCGAACCAAGGGAATGCGATGTTATCTGTTAATGCCAAGTTTCTCGTAACCTCTGCTGTTGGTGGGATGTAGATTTGAGTGTTATTAACACTATCTCTTGTCAATACCCACGGATAGTAAGTAGCGGTGTAGTTAGAGTCAATTCCTGTGTTGTCTAAGTTGTCAACCGCCTCAGTTGGGTAGATTAAATAATCTTGTCCGTTAAGAGAAGGAACATACATATCAACGTCAGGTGTAGTACACACATAAAGCGAATCCGCTCTGTTGAACTCAATCATCTCAATTGCTGACTCAACCAAGTTACTATTGTTAACATAATCAATACCCGGTGTTACAAACACGTTGATGTTTACCGCTTCAGGGTTTGCAAATGTTTGTTGACCTAACAAGTATGCGTAGTAGTCAGAGTTTGCAAAGTTTTGAGTTCCATCACCTAAAGAAATTTCTTTAAATGCTCCCCATCCTGTAGCGTTAGGGTATCTTGTAGAAGGACAAGCCCCTCTTAAGAATCCGGTTCTACCAATTTGGAAATTATCAGTGTTTGTTCTCCACTCTCTGTAGATATCCCATCCGTCAAAACCACCTTGTACTAAGAATGTGAACTTACGAGCGAACAATCTATAGTAAGCGTTTGTTGGTAATTCAGGATCAGTAATGAATGGTGAATTACCACAGATGAATCTTGGGTCACCACTTGTTGAGAACTCAGGTCCGATTGTTAAACCACTTGCATTTACATCCATGTGGAAACCAGCTGATCTGTAATTAAATGGTAAACCATCAATATCACAAGTGTTGATTGGGTTTCTCTTACCAACATATTCGAAATATGCCGGATCCCAACCTAAACTATTAGATATACCTAAGTAAGTTCTTCTTACGTTATCTCCTGGGCTAATTAAAGCATCATCATTACCCGTTGATAAACCAAATGGTGGGTTATAGATAACTTCACCAGGGAAGTCGTATTTACCTTTGATAATTGGGAATGGTGAACTAGCACCCGCATAATTTCTAAAGTTGAATCCGTTAAATCCACAAGGTAATGCGTCGATCGGAGCGTCTTCACTCATTTCAACCATAACATATTTAGAGTTCAATGCGTACTCACCATCTAATGTACCAATCTTATTAGCAACGAAGTTGTTTTCAGTTGGGTTCATTGAACAGTTTGTAAATTTCTCTATAACAACTGGATTTGCATCAGTATCAAAATAATCACGGATCAATACATCAAAAGTTAAATTGTTGTAAGTTTGATTAATGATTGAGATTTTAATTAATGTGTTTGCCGCGTCACCATCGGATACTGTATAGAATCTAAATAAGTCATAAACTTTATTACCTCTTAATTCAGATACCACATAAGGTGAAGCCGGTGTTTGCCATTTGTCTAAGTACCAACCAATTGAGTTAGCGTCACCACTCTGTGCTGATTCTAAAGCGATTAAGTTAGGGTTTAAACCTTTGATATAACCTTTTCTCCAAGAGTAATTTAAGAATGATTGGAATACCTCTTCAGCAAAAACAGGAACTTCAATTCTTGGTTTTTGGAAGTTAGTAATACCGAACACTTTAGTTACGTATTCAGGATCATTTTGAGTTAACGATGTTTCGAACTTAAATGCCGTACCGAATTTGTCTGTCACATTAACACCGAATGTTAGGTATGGATTTTTAAGAACACCAGCATATTGACCTGCCATATCTAATGTTACTTCAGATGTACCTGTCACAGAATATGCTGGGTTATTATCTGTTGTATATGTAGATATACCTCTTGATCTTAATGTGCTAACAACAACGTTATCGTAATCAACATAAGATGTACCTGTATAATAGTATATCTTACCAACAATAGTACCTGAATAACAATCTATGTTTACAGGTGTTGGTGTAGGTGTTGGTGATGTGAAAGGTGAAGGTGTAATACAAGGATTAACAAACGACGGAGTCGGTGTTGGTGATGCGGTTACTCCTGGTGTAGGTGTTGGGTTAGGGAAATATGCCGTTAAACCTGACACATACGTAAAGAATGAGAAACCAGAATAATTTGTATTACCATTATTGTTAAATAATGCGTAGTACCAAGAGTCGTTAAGTGGTGATAATAAATCAGTTTCATCTAACGATACTGAAGGAACTTCAAATACATTAGTTTCAACATTAAATCCTGAACCATTTAAAACATCATAATCATCAGTTGCAATAGAACCGAAGTATGCGATTTGTTCGTCTTCCGCAGTATACGGATTAGAACTTGTGATTATGTTAAAAATTAAGTTTTGGATTTGAGTATTTAATGTTGAAGTATCTCCATTAAACTCTTCGTATTGACTTAATAATAAACTTTCAATTTCTGGTGGGAATGATGTTTGATAACCAATAGTTGTTGAACTATTTGTACATCCGGTGAACTCAACACTGAATGTTAATTCTTTTGGTGTTACACAAGTTGTTACACAAGTGGTAAAGTCAGTTACTGAACTTAAACACCATACATCAATCGTACTTGGGTCAACATTAGCTACAGTTGTGATAGACCAAGACGGTCCAGCATCGTAGCCAGATAAACCAAGAATTCTAGTTACAAACAATTGGTTAGATTGTTGTAAATATGCTTTTGCGATATACGCGGCTTCGTACTTTGGAATCTGAGTATTAACAAATTTTTCAGGTGAGGTCCCACCGAATACGGTTTGGAATTCATCAAAACTTGTAATAAAGATTGGTTCAAAAGCCGGTCCTATCAAAGTTTCTCCCGCAATACCCAAAGTAGTAACTCCGACACTTTGTGCTACAAAGCTCAAGTCAACCTCTGAAGTATAGACGCCTGGTGAAACAAAAACCTTACTGTTTGTTGCCATACTATAAATTTCTTTTATTTATTTATTTTCCTATAAATACTTGTCAAAACACGAAAAACTTTACATTATAGAAAGTATTTATATTTTGGTAAGATTTTATTCTGCCTTAATTCTGCCCCTATGTCTAAAGATAATAAGAAGATAAAAAACCTTAAAATTGACGTTGATGTTCACGGTGTCCTGAAGGCATATTGTGACAAACGTGGTATTAAAATGTATAGGTTTTTGGAGAACTTAATTATGGAAAAATGTCAAGAAAAAAAAGACATTTATGGGGAACGTTAAATTAATTTCTGACTGAACGATAGTGATGTTGGCATATCGTCAATTAATTTAACAATATCAATCCTCAAATTATCATCAGTATTAATTTGTATTTCAGTTACATCATCACCATAATAATTGTCGTTAATGTAAACCGAATATGATTCGATGTTTTCCGATTGTTCAAAATATAAATTACAAGTGTAACTGAAAAAATATTCCTGACTATCAACACCTAAAGGATAATTAAACCCAATTGTTTCAAGTTGTGTTGGTTGTTGTCTTTTTTGTGGTCGTTTAACAGGTCTTTGATCCACCTCATACATTTGGAATGCTCTTGAAATTGCCGGTGTTACCTCAAAATCGTTTTCGTCCATTAAGAATCCCATCATAGTGAATTCATATTTTTGGATATAATATTTTCTTTTTTCTAAATCTAAAGATGATTCATCGGAGAACCCGTCATTTATAATTGGAATGTAGTGTCCTTTAATTACTTGATACGCTTGTCTTGATGCGAACGTTTCCATAACTCTTTGGTTAAGGGTGTTCGCCTCCCTCATTCTATTACAGATAATTGCAACCGTAAATTTAATATCAATAGGAACTGGCTGAGGTATTTTGTAAATGTCAGCACCAACTCTATTACCGTCCCAAGTCGGAACTTCCATATAATAATACATTCTCCTGTTTGGTATGTTATACATAACCGCAGGATTGTTTCCGTATTTAACTTCAGGATTTCTGATTACCGTAATGAATGGAGGTTCGACGTTCTTATCTATATTTTGAAAGTCCCACGTCTCAACAAACTGTGACCAGTTTTGAGTTGTCACCAAAATATCAACAACAGGTATTGTTTTACCTTCGGAAGTTATGTTAAATTTTTCCTTAACAAAATCTAAAAACCCACCATCCAAATCGGCATGCAACAAAGATTTAGGAAGGTAAGTACCGTCCTTTGTGATCATGTCCTTTATTTGTTCCCTTCTCGGTAAAAGAGTTTTGGGGTACGTTAAAGGTAATGTTGGTTTAACTTTTTTTGGTAATGCCATTATAATCCTCTAAATTCATTTGGTCCAACAGGAGCCGCGATTATGGTTTTGTAAAATGGTTTGTATCCTTTGTATGTGTGTTTCAAATCCGATACCACACGACCATCATTAACAACCGTATAATATCTAACAAAGTTTTCACTATCGTAATATCCTATATAATCACCAAAATCAATATCAATATCTAAGTCGTTTAAAGTTTTAATATAAACAGAAACTGTAATATTACCCGGCTCTAATTGATCTATTCTTGTTGACCCCAACATTTTATTTTCAGGTGCCGCAATCCCAACATAAGCATTAAACTCAACAGGTGGTAAATATTTGATCCCATCTTGGACCACCTCACCATAAACGTCATCAGTTTTTATTTTGTTTTTATCGACTCTATAAAGAACACAAGTGAAGTTCATATCACCAATTAACCATTCTTGACCCATCCCAACCTCAAGGTTAAAATCGTTCTCACCAAAAAATTTACCTAATCTACTAATTGGAACACTACCATTCATATTGATCTTTTATTGATAAATATTCTTTTTATGATTATTTTTAATAAAAACAAATTTTGGATAACACTAAAACACTTATTGAACATAAGGCTTTGGATTTACTTGAGGTATATAGTGGAGCAAATAACTACATTCTATATCTAAAACACAAGAAAGAAGTGTCAAGTAAATTTTATCCTACAAGAAGTCAGGCTGAATATATTACAACATATTATGACACCGCACCAAAGGTTGCTCGTAAATGGGTTGAGTTAGACACATACTTCGCAAAAAAGTTCGCAGAAGAAAAATATCTACTACAAGTTCCTGAACAAATTTACGTTGAGAAACTTTTGGTTGAAAAAGAAAAATCATATCATGTTTGGGGAAAGTTTTTTGATTCAGACAAATTAAGTGAGCTTTGGGTACCAAAATCGGCACTCATCAAAACCCATAAAGTTGAGTCCGTTAGTATTGATTACTCAAAGTATTCTCACCGACCACCATTAGAACATCAAAAAATCGCAATTGAAAAATTAGCAGGTTCAAAACGATTTATTCTTGCCGATGATATGGGTCTTGGTAAAACAACATCAACAATTATCGCAGCGTTAGAGGCGGGTTCTAAAAAAGTTCTCATTGTGTGTCCCGCGTCTTTAAAGATAAATTGGCAAAGAGAAATCGCAAATTATTCAGATAGACCTGTTTTTATTGCGGAAGGAAAGAAATTCTCAACCGAACATGATTTTGTTATTATAAATTACGACATCCTTAAAAACTTTCACGACTCAGACCCAAAGAAAAAAGATGAGTCATTATTATTGCAGAGTGGATTTGATTTAGTGATTTTGGATGAAGCACATATGATCTCAAATGTTCAAGCACAAAGAACAAAGATCATAAATAGTTTTGCAAAAAAAGTAGATAAGGTTTGGTTATTAACGGGAACACCTATGACATCTCGTCCTATGAACTACTACAACTTATTGAACTTAATCGAGAGTCCTGTTGCTCAGAATTGGAAAGCATACGCAATTAGATATTGTCAAGGGTTTCAATTCACTGCCGGTAAAAGAAAGGTTTGGAACGTAATGGGAGCATCAAATCTTGAGGAATTAAGAGATAGAACATCAAAACAAATTCTTCGTAGATTAAAAGAGGAAGTTTTAGATTTACCTGATAAAATTATCACACCTGTTTATTTGAGGTTAAAATCAAAAGAGTATGAAGATTTGATGGGTGAATATTTTGATTGGTATGATAGAAACCCTGATGAGTCATCATCTCTTACGGTTCAGTTCTCTAAACTAATGAAAGTTAGAAAGGTTATTGCAAATGAAAAAACAAAACAAACAATTGAGTTTGTTGAGAACATTTTAGAACAAGGTAAGAAAGTTATTATATTCACCAACTTTACGGACACACTTCAAACGATCTATCAACATTTCGGAAAACAAGCGGTTTATCTTGATGGTAGTTGTTCTAATGCGGTTCGTCAACAAGCTGTTGACTCATTTCAAAACGATGATAAAACAAGAGTATTTGTTGGGAACTTAAAAGCCGCGGGTGTTGGTTTAACTTTAACTGCTGCTGAGGTTGTTATAATGAATGACTTGTCTTTTGTTCCCGCAGAACACGCGCAAGCTGAAGATAGAGCGTATCGTTATGGTCAAAAATCTAATGTATTGGTTTATTATCCTTTGTTTGAAAATACAATAGAGGGGGCAATCTATGACATTCTAAATCGTAAAAAACAGATAATCAGAACCGTTATGGGTGACGAACAACCTGAAAATACCGGTGACATAGTTGAGGAAATCTTAAATCTAATTAATAAGAGACGATAATCTTTCGATTAAATGAATATTTATCAAAGATGAAACTTTCAATCAAATACGAAAACCCCGATTTAAAAAAACACAAAGACCTTGTTAATGAGTTTGTAATACTTTTGCAACAAGAATATCCATTAAAAAAAGATTTAAAAGTACTCTTTGTGGATGGTCGAAAGGGTGACATGTCTACGGGAAGTAGACGAGGTGATAACCTAATTAAAGTTTTAGCTAAAGGTAGATTAAATCGTGATATCATGAGAACACTCGCACATGAGTGGGTTCATGAATATCAAATGACTATTTTAGGTAGAGAACCCGGACCAAACATCGGTGGTAAAAACGAAGATGAGGCAAACGCATTTGCTGGTCAATTAGTTAAAAAGTTTGAAGAAAAACACCCTGACTTAGAAAAACTTATGTATGAAAACAAAGGTATTAATGGTAGGGTTAATATTTTATCAGAACAAATTTTATTAACAGAGAAAGAAACAATCAAAGAAAATTTATTGGTTGAGATGAAAAAAGTAGGTATTGAAAAACTACCTTACTCATATTCAGCGTTACAAAGATTTATCGATTCTAAGACGATGAATATTCACTATAACAAACACTATAAGGGTTATGTTGATAAGTTGAACAAATCGATCAAGGATAAAGAGGGTGATATGGATTTAGAAGAAATTGTAAAATCCATTAGTAAGTTTGATGATAAAGTTAGGAACAATGCCGGTGGAGCATTTAATCACGCTTTGTTTTGGAAAATGTTATCACCAAAGAAACAATTACCAAAAGGTGAAATTTTAAAAAAGATTAAAGAAGATTTTGGTAACATCAAAAAAATGAAAGATGAATTTAATCAAGCCGCTAAAGATCGTTTTGGTTCTGGTTGGGCTTGGTTATATTTGACAAAGGGTGGTAAGTTAAAAATTATGTCCACACCAAATCAAGACAATCCACTTATGAACATTGTTAAAGGTGGTGGATATCCTTTGTTGGGTCTTGATGTTTGGGAACACGCTTACTATCTAAAGTATCAAAACAAACGTGATGAATATATCAATAAGTTTTGGGATGTCGTAAATTGGGAATTTGTTGAGGAACTCTACACGTCAAAAAACAATAAGAAAAATCTGAAAGAAGATATTGAGGATAGTGATGTAATAACGGAAGCAATGAAAAAATCCTCCTTTCCTCTAACCCCAACTCAACTTAGAAAGTTAATTAATACTCAATATGAAGGTTGTTTTAATCAACAATTCAAATACGGATGTATTGGTAAAATACAAAAAAGAAAATGTAAAACAGACATTGGTGTTTTAGGTGGTGATTTTGCGGAAAGGAAATATGGTGGAACAAGTCAATGGTCTATCATAAATCGTTTTGATACCAATTCATTGGTTCATGCTGAAATACAAAAAATATGGATGGAAGAAACCGAAGGGTTGGAAGATTTCGGTAATTGGATTAATTCACATGCCTATGATCTTTTTTCTAATGATGGTATGTACACCGAAAGATTAGTTAACCTTAATAAAACCACCATTGAGTCCGGGCATTTAAATGAAGATTACGCTAAAAACATAATCAGAGAATCTTATAAATTACTTCCTGAAAATGAAGGTATTACTTACGAATTGTACGAACATTGTTCAGGTGACGTTAACGATAGAAAAAAAGGTCAGGACATCGTTCTAAAGTTTAAGAATGGGGAAACGATTTATTTCCAAGTCAAACCTGTTGAAAGTAATAATATTAAATTATACGATGGTGGTGAAAGAGGTTATTATTTCGTAATTCCGTCTTGGGTTAAATCAACTAAGTATAAGAGTGATAATGTTGATGTTTTTGTTTTTGTCGATAGAAAAGAACAAAAGTATTTAATGTTTAGAAATGATCCAAGTAGAATATTAACAATAGATAACCCTAACTATACGTCAACATTTTTAATTTATTTTTATGAATTACCATTGAAAAGTAATTTCAAAGTAGACGTAACTAGTGAACCTATTAAGACACCAATCAAAAAAACTTTAGAGAGGGACAAACAAAAAGAAATACAATATTATCAAGACAGGATAAAGTATTTCAAAAACAAAATCAAAGAATTAGGTAGTTCTGAATCTCTTTCAGAGAGAGTTAATTTCTATAAGAAACAATTGGAAAAAATTATTATCTAACAATAAGATATTTATAGAGAAAAACTCTATGGCAATTATCAACGAACCAGAAAGAAGTGAATTCTACCAAAAAGTAAGACACCTTTTAGGTGCTCCTTTAAGATCGGTGGAATTAGAAGATGAAATGATGGATACTCTTTTGGAGTACTCTATTGATGACTATACCCAATATGTTCAAGATTGGTTAACTGAGTCCCAATGGACCTCATTATATAATTTAAATCTCGACACACAATCTTTATCAAGAGCATTTGTTACGAAAAGTTTGGACTTTGAGACAAGGTATACATATGCTTATTCTAAGATTGTTGGTCTACAAGCAGGTGGTGATTGGGAAATTAAAAAAGATTATATACAACTTGTTCCCAACCAACAAATTTACGAAATACCTGCGGGTCGTGAAATAAATGAGGTTTTATGGTTTACTCCATCAACATTAAATAATTTAATGTTTGGTTTAGGTGGTTTTGCTGGTATTGGAACTGGAACTGGTTTAGGTGGTGGTGGTGGACTTGCTCAAATTGGTAATATGGCGGGAAGTTATTATTTAACACCCGTTTTTGATACGTTATTAAGAATGCAAGAGGTTAACATACAAAGAAGAATATTTGCCGGTGATTTAACATATTACATTACCGCACTTCCGGGTGGTAAAAAAGCATTACACCTTTTAAATACACCTGGTGGTAAGTTTGACTTTGGTAATCAAGAATTGGCTCAGGGTCAAGTTTGGTATTGGTATTATGATACTTCACAAGGTGATAGGGACAAATGTTTGGCAGATAATCCAGATATCGTATTATTACCTTCTGACGTTCCGTATAATAAGATTAGTTGGTACAAACTTAATAACCCCGCACAAATTTGGGTGAGAAGGTGGTTTACAGCTTATTGTAAAGAAACACTGGCAAGAGTTCGTGGTAAGTTTAGTGGTAATTTAAAAGCACCTGATGGTGATTTGACTATGGATTACGCATCTTTATCAACAGAGGCTAAAGATGAAAAAACAAAACTTATAGACGAATTGATAGGACCTGAAGGTAGGTTAACAAGATTACGTCCTGAAAAGATTATGGAAAGAGAAGCATTACTTGCCGAAAACTTAAACAAACAACTTAAGTTTAGAGCAATGCCTCGTCAAATATATGTAATTTAATATATGTCAATCGTAAAAGAAAAACCAAACAGAAAAACGGTAATACGTGGTGAACGATCAATAAACATTGATACGTTTGAAACCGTAATAGTCAGTGATGAATTTTATTCTACTAATGGTGAATTACTTATTGTTGTTAGAGATGTCAGTCATTGTAAAATAAAATTAGATTCTACAACAACTGACAAAATCAAAATCAAAACTCTAACTAATTGTGTTATCATACCTGATATTGGTAGGATAGATGAAGATTGGGATGAAATTTCCGTTGGTCGTGGAGCTTGTGTTGAATTACAAAACGTTGGTGGTATTTGGTATATTCTATCCTCAGATGGACTAAAGATGGAATAACACATTAAATGTGATTCTTCCACCCTTCTTCGGCCAATTCATACATATAGTTAGGGTCAATACCTACTGATTCCCAAAATTCAACTTCACCTTGTTCCATCTTGATTAAGTTTTCATAAACATCATCTTGATCACCAGGACTAAATGGTTTACCGTTAATCAATTTACATTGGTCTGTGGTATAGAAACTTCTATCTTCAGGATCCTTAATTAATAATGAATCTCTAACCTCATCATCAAATACGATTAATAAAGGTTCCACACGTTTGTTAAAGGTTGCGATTGCTCTTTGGATGTTGTACTCACCTAACATTTCAGGATTGTTTTCTAAATCAGACGGTTCAATACGGTAACAATTCAACTCAATATGAGAACCAAGAACAGGCATCTTACCGTGAGTCGCGAAGTACGCATCTTTATCTTTCTTAGACATTTTTTCATTAACCTTCTGAACATCTCCGTGTGACGCTTTGGTTCCGTTATTAACATAAAGAATCATATCTCCAAGGTTTGCTTGTATACCATCTCTAATGAGAAGTTCCATGTGAGCCATTCGTGAGTTAAGGTTGCCCGCTTTAGTTGTTTGTTTACTTCGTTTAATGTAATCCTCAATTGACAACTTAACTTTCGCTTTTGACGCAATTTCAGCTAACGGAATTCTTTGGTCAAATATCTTTTGGATGTATTCATAATACCACTCAATAAATTCTTTACCCTCACCTTTAAGTAATTGTTTGATCCCTTTATCCAAGAACTTCTCAATATACTTTGGCATCTTCTTAGATTTGATACTATTACCGGTTAATTTGATCTTACCGTTGTGCTCCATCGTTGCGTAGTTCTTACGTGCCAAGTTAATACAAGAATCCCAAGTTCCATCACAATCAAGTCCCATTTCACCTTTCATAAAGATGTCATTAAACTCTGCCACATCAGCATCATAACCACGATACTCCTTACCTTCTTTAACCAACCAGTTTAATCCTTTACCGATATAAACTCTATCATCAACACCACCCTCAGGTAATGAGAAGTTCATACCATCGGTATCACATACCAAAGGACTGTATCCTCTCTTACTGAAGAAGTTTAACATCTGTCTTAGGTATTGTCTACCTGTACAGGTGATCTGTTCTCCCATGTCAATATCACCCCAAGGGAATACGTGTGGAGCTGATAACGATCCGAAGAATGCGTTGATAAATATCTTGATTGGTAATTGTTTACGGTCAAAAGATGTTGATTTCTTTTTATCGATCGTCTTGTACTCTGCCGCCAAGTTCTTGTACATGATACGAGAGTTACGGAAGTATGTTAACAATCCCTTCATCGCTCCCGTTATATCACACTCAGGGAACACGTCGTGAACTAACTGAATGGATGGGTATAGTGATGAGTAGTCAAGTTTTAAAACGTCCTTAGAGTAACCCACTTTAAGTAATCGGGATAAACCTCCTACAAAGTTTCTTTTTTCTTCTTTTTTAGGAATTGCAAGTCCGTTCTTATAAGACCAAGCCAACATCACCATTTTCCATAATGTCGCTGTTCCCATTGTGGATGCTCTCTCATATGTTGTTGGAACCAAAGATGCTAATAGAAACGTTGCTTGGTTGAACTCGTCATCCACAATCAACGTTTCGTCAAGGTCATCGTCAAGATAACGCTCAACTATGTCGTCCCCCGTTGTTTTAACATATACATCACCTCGTCTTACACATATTTCATCAACCTTTGGATCGATACCCACTTTCTTGTAATTACCATTATCTGTGTTTAACCAATACTCTTCTTTCTTGGCGTACATAGGTCCGATACTTGTGTGATCAATGTAGATACGATCTTTTGCTTCAGCATCAATATACTTGGTAATATACTTCAAACCCGCCTCTTTGATACTTGAGTTAATTGCTTGTGCTCTACGAACTGAGTGGATGATATCAATTACGTTATACCCCCACATTTGAACTTGATTATATCTCTCAACCTCATTTGCCAACTTTAACATTGACTCTCTTTGTGAGATTGTTTTTGCCGCGTTCATTGAAATTGCGATCTTCTTGATGTCTAAGTTCAAAGCCTTACATCTTTCGAATATCCAAAACCAGTCAAAGTTTGCTGAATTGTACCCTGAAATGATTGATGGTTTGAGTTCATCTATGGTTCTAAAAAATTCAACAAGACCTCTTCGTTCGTCGTCAGCATCTTTACACTCAATTACTTTCATGAACCCTTTGTTTGTTTTCATTCCAATCATGAATATACGACCGTCTTTTGGTTCTAACGCGGTCGTCTCAAGGTCAAATACAAACCTCGTGATGTCATTGTATTCCTCAAACCCTTTAAACAATCGTTTCTCTTTTGAAACTAAGTATTGTTCTACAGGTGATAACAATGTGATAAGATCTTTTGTTTTTTCTCCCCAAGGATCTACACCACCCTCTCTAAAAAACTGAATAAGGTTTCTATAACCTTTCATGGACTTAACTAAAAATGTTAATCCATTCTCCAATCTTTCATTACCATCGGTTCTTAATTTCTCAATGATAATTCCATGTTTTGTCATCGCTTCTTTTTGCAATGCCTTTGATGATGAATAGAAATTTTGACCACGTAGGTCACCAACCCAAGCAAATGAGATCAATGTGTCTCGTTGGATTTCTTTACCTTTACCAGGTATTTCTTTTATTTTGTAAATTTTGTCGGAAACATAATCGTATTCTACCGCTACGATAAATTGTTCGGGGTCGTTTCCTTCTAGGAAACTTTTGATTTCTTCTTGTGGTATCATATATTTTTTACTTTTGGTGTATTAGCTACCGAATTAGGTCGGCATTTACCTTCGTAAATAAATATAAAATAAAAAACACAATACGTCAATCGTGATCTTCACAATCAATAATTTCTGTGATTACACCATCACTAATATACATCATTCTATAATTACCTTCATAATATGTTAAGAAATACCCTGTGTCATTTGTTTTATAACATGAGATCTCATTATCAAAAACTAAGGAACCAACATTTAAAGTTGGTAAATTAAAGAACCTTACAAGGTAATCTGAGGTAGTACAGTTTCCTTGTAGGAAACATAAATAAGCGTAACATAAGTCATTCACATCATTGAATGGTCCAAATTGATCAGATCCATAAACCAAAGTTTGCATCACAGGGTGAGGACAAATTGGTTGATTTGGTGTTTGAGTTGGGGTTGGTGTAACCGTAGGTGTTGGTGTTGTTGATGGTGAGGGTGTAGGACTAATCACTGGTGCCTTTGTTGGTGTTGGTGTTGGGGATGGGAATGGGGTTGTACAACAAATATAATTTAAAGTATAACAAGGGTTGTAAGGTAAACTATCTGAAATAAAACTTTCCACAACATTAATAAATAAAGGTTCTCTAATTGGTAAAACCAAAGTACCATCTTCATTTATAAACATGAACTGACCTTCGTAACGACCTATCCTACTTGTGTCTTGTTGTGTAAATCTATAGTAAACATAATATTCAGGTGATGCATTCTCATTCATCTCAAGTTTCTCAACAAAACCTGCGGACTTGGTATATACTTTTGGTATACCCGTATCCGTACTAACCATAGAAAAGAAAATTGATGATCGTTCAATGAACTCCATCATATCCTCAAAGTTCTGTGTACCATCTTTCACTACTTGCATCTTAAGTACCGGAAGTGAAGCGTTTTGACCTATAGTGAATTCCATCAATTCTTTTAATTATAAATAGTTGTTGTTGAGGTTATGGGTATTGTAGTTGTACTAGTTAGTGGTATTGTAGTACTCGTTGTTGTTGGCCCGGGAGGTACAGGTCCGGGAGGTGTTGGTATAAATCCAGTACAACAAGGGTAATCAACAACATAACAGCTTTGGAACTCCATGTCGTCAAGAATAAAACTATCCGTTACATTAATATAAATCTCCTCGTTAAGTGGTAAAACTAAAACACCTGTATCATCTCTGAATAAAAATTGACCTTTGTATCTACCAACTTTTTTTGTATCAAAAGGCGTAAACTGATAATAAACATAATAATCGGAAGTGGATGCGGACAACGGGGCAATTTTTGACATCAAACCAGCAGGTCTCGTTGTGATTCTCGGGATGTTAGTTTGTGTGTCAACCATAGAAAAGAACACATCAGTTTCAGATAGAAACTTCATGGATCTATTATAATCACTTCTACCGTCTTTAATTACGTTAATTTTTAAAACGGGAAGTGTTGCACCTTTCTTGATAAAAAATTCCATTAAACCTTTTATCAATAAATACTCCGTTTAACATTCTTTTCTCAAATGACCTTCGTAATGATCAAAACGATTGTGTTCAGTTGGGGTCATAAGTAAGACACCAGCATTTATTCTACCTTTTACGGTTTGCTTATAACAATGACTCATAAGAGTTTGTTCGTATGGATGAGCAAATTTAGTTTCAATATAACATTTGTAATTACCTTCTTTTGATAACAAAATTGGCCAGTTAGATAAATAAACTTCACCTGTTGCATATGAAATACCTTCGTGTGATTTAATGTGTTTAAATTCTAAATTGGGAGTATTTGGACTTTCTCCGTGATGAGCCAAGTTTTGGTTAAAAGGCCAATGACTTTTTCTAAACTCTTGATCCACATTAAACCAAGACCATTGTTTTTCGTGACTACCATAAAACTCAGTAAAGTTAAATTTTAGAAAATCAAATTGTTCTTTTCTTGCAATTTGTAAAACTTTTTTATATAATTTCTTTGTCTTTCTATTAAATCCATTTTTACAAGTTTCCTCAACTCCGTTGTGGAATAACATGTCGTCCTCAAAGAAAATATAATAATCCATTTCAGATCTATCAAAATGTTCGGCAATAAAAACACGACCACCTGTAATCCCTATATTATCTTTTTTGATGTGTTCAA